CTCATCCTCTCAGGGTGAGACTGCGCGTATTTTTTCTTGAGATCTTTATCTCTTGATGGGTTCTTTTGCCGCCAAATTTTATAAAGGTCACTCTTATGTTCCTTTGTTTCTGGACGTTGGCGGTATGCCTTGTCATAGCCACTCTTATGTTCCTTTGTTTCTGGACGTTGGCGGTATGCTTTATGATAGTCGCTTGCACATTTTTTGCACTGGCCCTGTAGACCACCTTTCCTGCTTTTATGACGACTAAAGAACTCTGGCGTTGCAGGATGCCACTGCTCACCTTCAGGGCATTTTGTGCAGCGTTTCAGTGGTATATCATCCTCTTGCATGTGATATCCTTTACCTCAGTAGACTAGGGGCTAGTGGTTCAACCTTAACTTTTGCGCCACTAGCCCTGCTCTATGCCACACTCTCTTCTGGCTTCTGTTCTGACTTGCGTCTCTGCCGATTGATATACTCTTCAATATCAGACTCCTCAAATCTCCAGGACCTTCCCACCTTAAAGCCTTTCAAGTCGCCTCGCTCCATGAAGTTGAATATGGTTCGTTCACTGACACCAAGCATTTCCTGGACCTGTTTTGTCGTGAGCAATTTCCCTGACATGGTATGTATCTCCCTTCTCATAGCTAACTGTAACTACTACCATTTTATACGAGTTCTATGCAATTGTCAATACTGCATAGAAAACACTTGCAATTAGTTGCAAAGTGTGAGATAATGAAAGTGTCAAGAGGATGTACTTCTTGAGGATAGTAAATCTGAGGAGCAACAAAAATGGCGAAGACAGCAACCGCAAAAACTCAAATCTCATCGGCTACCGTCAATCGCGTCACGAATAAAGTAACGCACGAAGTCTCTTACCTGGTCAAGAGCGATAGCAGCGAACAGTATTATCAAGTTCGCTGGGATAACAACCAAATGATGTGCAATTGCGCGGCGACCCGTCCATGCAAGCATATGCGCGCCGTAAACGAAGTACTTGCCGAGCGTCGCGCTCGCCTGGCTGAGAAGATTGGTGGCGAGATGCCGGCAATCATCAGCGAGATGCAACGCGAAGAAGATCGCGTGACAATGCCAAATGGAACTCAGCGCATCGCCAGCCAGATCAATAGCGCTTGCCTTGATAGCCTCGACAAGATCAACGAGGCGTATGCTGAGGCTGATGCCAAGTGGCAGGCAAAGCAGGAGGACTGGAAAGAGTCCTCAAAGTTTGGCACGCAGTCGGTCCAGAAAACGGAAGTTGCACCCAGCGGCCGATTGGTCCCGATGAGATAGTTCACCTGGGCGGCTCGCAAGGGTCGCCCTCCACGATAGGATAGGAGATACACCAATGTTTAACCCCAACGAACATATGCGCCAGATCAAGAGCCGCGATGGTTCTGCTCAAGATTACTTAGATGTGAAATGGAGATTAGTGTGGTTCAGAGAGAAGTTTCCGAATGGCACAATTGAAACGCAGGAGATCGTTGTCGATCTCGACCGTGAAATGACCGTCGAGGCGTACGTGTGGAACACTGAGAAACGGCGCTCCGAGAAAGTGCAGAAGACAGCCAAAGGCTATGCGCGGTTTCGCGCGATCGTGACCACTGGCGAGGGTGGCAGCGCTACTGCAACGGGTAGCGAGTGTGCTGCTGACTTTGGTGACTACATAGAGAAGGCCGAGACAAAGGCGATTGGTAGAAGTTTAGCTTTACTTGGATTTGGAACGCAATTTGCCCCTGAACTGAACGAGGACCACAGGATTGTAGACTCGCCAGTGAAATGATAGCAAAGCGAGACAGAAGGCGGCAGGTATGGGAACCTCCCAGCGCTGCCGCCTTCCCCTTGTGTTTTTAGCAAGCAAGTAATATACTGTGAATACAAGATAACTCTTGTTTTGTTGTATTGGCATGTTAGGAGAGATTTGTATGGAGAGAAGCGTCAGTGTCTACCAGCCACAAGAGACCGTGTTACCCCCAAATACCAGTGATGAGCAGCTTATCGCTATGTGGCTGCATGACAAATCTCCGCTCACACAGGATGAATACACGCGAGACATTCAGCAATTCCGCGAGTATGTTACCGTCGGATTACGGATGCTTACCCTTCCGGATCTCCAATCCTACGCTGACGAGCTGGCACTGCTCGACATTAAGCCTGCAACCATCGCGCGGCGTCTCAAGTCGATCAAGTCTCTCCTCTCCTTTGCGCAGAAAACCGGCTATATCCGTTTCAATGTGGGCGCAATGGTCAAAGTCCCGAAACTGAAAAACACGCTGGCCGAGCGCATCATGAGCGAAGAGCAGGTTTTCACGATGCTGGCAAAGGAGAGCAACCCGCGCAACCATGCGATCTTGCGCCTGCTCTATGCGTCTGGCATCCGAGTCTCTGAACTGTGCGAGCTGTGCTGGAAAGATGTACAGCCACGAGGAGATACCGGGCAAATCACCGTGTTTGGCAAAGGTGAGAAGACACGCCATGTTCTCTTGCGAAGAGAAACCTATGAAGAGCTTATAGCCCTGCGAGATGACGCGCCTCCGGCCGCGCCGATCTTCCGCTCCCGCGGTGGAGGTCGTGGGAAGTCTGGAAGAAAGCTCGACGCCTCTCAAGTCTTCAGGATTGTCGAGCAGGCTGCCATCAGGGCAAAAATTCAGACGCATAGTGAGACGGTCATCCTGGATGAAAAGCAAGTCAAGCGCACACGTTCGCGCGTGTCTCCTCACTGGTTGCGCCACGCACACGCCAGCCACGCGCTTGATAATGGTGCATCTATCGCAGTCGTCAAAGAGACGCTAGGTCATGAGTCGATAGAAACAACAGCAGGCTATACTCATGTGCGACCAGGAACGAGCAGTTCACAATTTTTGAAGATATAGATGGAGGTATACCGCTCTTATGACCTTAGATGAATTGCTCGCCCTGGTCCGCAGTGGCGAGCTACAAATTGCCAAATGCAGCTGAAAGGAGACGCGCTCCCTCATCGCGTTGTGCAATAAGCCCATCAATATACCTGGATGTCGTCGCTATATTTTCGTGGCGAAGCAGATGCTGGATTGCTTGCAGCCCTTCACCAGCCTTGAATCTCATTCTGGCTGATGTGTGCCTAAACACATGGGGATGAACTTTTTTAGACAGTCCAGCGAGCCTGGCATAGCGGCGCATGGACGCCCAGACCGCTGAAGGTGTCAATGGCTTCAACGGGTCGCGGCGGCGTGGCTTACTCCTGCTATGCGCCTGGTAGATGTTCGCGACAAAGATCGGGCTATCCGGATCCATATGCTCTCTACGCCCACTCTTCACTAAGTAGTGTGTTATGGCCTCCCATGCCTGCGGAGGCAGCTCCTGGACATCAAGCACTCCTTTATGGCCTTTCCCCCTGAACGTAAACTCTGTGATAGACGAGCCATCCTCAAGAGTCGTCTGAGTAATGTCACCATAGCGTAAGTTGAGGATTTCTGAGATGCGACGAGCCGTGAATAGCAATGAACTATAAAGTGCAAAATCGCGGAGGCCTTGCTCATCTCTCGGAATTTGAGCAAACAGGCGCTGCACCTCATCAGTGCTTAACGCTTTATAGTTGCGCGGCGTCCGGAGTGCCCGCATGTTTGCCGTTGGTGCAAGTGTTTTCAAGAGTGGGTAAATCCTACCATCCTGTCCAGTGATCCCATATGCCGCGGCATAGGAGTAGAACGATCGTAGCGACGATAGACGATTGTTCTGCAAACCAGGACCAGGCGAGCGACCTATGCGCCCTGTTGCGCGTCCTGGGCTGCGCATAAACGCTTCAATCTCAGACTGTACGATTTCATCCGGTGCTTTGTGATAGGTGCTGAAGAAGTCTCCAAGTATCTGCCGATTCTTCACAAGGGTATGCTGGGAGCCGCTCCGATCGAGCGCCCGCTGAAGGTAAGACTCAAGGCATTTTCCCCACGCTGATGACTCGCTGAAGGCGAACGGCGGCCAGACGCCTTTAGTACTAACAAGCATCGCGCAGCCCTCCCTCTTCAGTGCAAGTCGGTAACGCTGTGGCCAGGAGATCGCGCAGCGCGTAGCACTCAGCCAGGTCAAAGAATTGGAGAGACGTCGGCAATCCGGGGAAGGACGTGCGCAGCTCCTGGAGCGCACGAAAAAAGACAAACGTGTGCCGCTCAGTGGATCTCCCAATTTTGTCTAAATGCCCGCTGTGATCTCCGGTAGTGCAGTTGGGGCATACGGCTCCCAGCAGGCCGACAGGGTTGGCACAGGGGAGCGTGCCCCATCGGCACATGCATGAGTACGCGCCAGGTAAGCGGATGTCGCTAGGCGTTGCTACGACGCTGCTGGGGGCAGTGGTAGAATAGGTCTGTTTACTCATAGGGTCACATCCTTTCGAGTAGATAGGGCTGCTCTTGTGTTAGTAGCACGTGGGCAGCCGATTAACGGTTAAGGGCGATATGGATTCATCGGGCAAGCATCAATCATGAATTTTTGGTGATGCCCTCTGCAATACGGACAGCGCACGAGGGTTACGGTGTCTTCAAGCGGCTCTTGCTTTGCGACTGATTGCGCCGATAGGTTGATAGGCTCTTGCCCGTCGTCGGTGTCATGTGGGAAGTGGGCCAGCGGCATATGCGCTTTGCACAAACCGCAGTAGTAGGTTTCTTCTGTCATGAGTGCGACTCACTTTCTGCTCTTCTTTTGCTACTCGCCATCATGAAGCGGTAGCCAGGGCTTTGGTACAGTGGCGCGAGCGATAGCGTTGCGTTCGTCCATTTCCGCATTGTAACGCGCTGCCCGTGTCTCTGGTGACAGAGGCAAAAGTACCCATGTTCCGTTGCTCACTTCCCAACAAAACTCTAGCCCTTCACGCGCTGCCAGTTCGGTCAGATTGTCTATCGACTCCTCTACACCGTCCTCCGGATAGGTCCCGTTTAGATGATCTTCTGCGCTCCGTTCAGAATATGCGCCGACGCTGATACGACGACTCAATTCTGTGTAGTCCTTGATAGCCTGCTCTTGATTAAATGCTGTCATGATGTGCGCACTCCTTATGCTGATTGTCTCATCTTTAACATGTGGCGTCCCACCGTCGAATGTGGCTTGCCTACAATGGCCGCTGCCTCTCGGGTGCTGATCTCAGGCGATAGACTGAGCAAACGCTCTAATTGCGCTTGTAGGCTTGCTTCGTCGCCTTCCGTCTCAGGTGAGACACCCGCCGTCTCAGGGATAGCGAGGAGCTGCTCTTGCACCTGGCTGACGGTGATTGAATGGGCGGATAGGGCTTGCTCTAAATGATCTAATTTCTGTAGCTTCTCAAGAATAGTGTTCATCACCTCATCACTGAGTGCTGAAGGTGTTTCAGGTGAGACGGCCTGTGTCTCATCTTCCAGGTCTGTGAAACGGATGTACTTTGCTCTACACAGATAGACATACGAAACTGATACCAGGACCCGCAGGCCTGCCAGGGCATAGAACAGGTAGACAGGTAAACTATTCTCTTGCAGGCCGGTTGTGTTGGCTATCAGTTGAAAAAGCAGCATTGCGCCGCCGGTGATCGCCAGCAAGAGAGAGAGGACCAGGTACACCCATGCCTTGATCTTGTCATGCTGCTTGAACGATTGCAGCGCATACACAAACACCACGCCGCTACTCGCCTCTATCGCAATGGCTTGCGTCCATGCCCATAACATAGTCAGCTCCGGATTGCTGTGCATCAATGCGCCCTTACTCAGAAAGTCAGCAGCACTTATCACGAGGCCTGCCGCGAGTAACGGCTCGCTGGTTTTCGCCACGAACCTGAACAGAAATTCGATGAAGCTATCGTACCAGGCGAGTGATACAAATTTATGCCAGTTCACCATGCTATCTATGCCTCTCTCTCTGCTTTCTTAATCCCCAGCTCCTGACATACGGCCGTAAAGAGCGGGTACTTTCTGCCGTTCAATCCGACGGTATCACTAATCTTTGTGAGGGAGTCACCGGCGCGGCGCATCCGAACAATAATGCCTCTCACATCATTTCCCACTGATGAGGTATCAATGTTTTTTTGAGCGTGCGAGGCCTCGTTTTCTGTATCATTTACAAGGCGCAATGGAGCCGCTTGTGAAGGCGTTTCCACATCATTTACAGGTGTTACAATCGTGCTGTTTTGCGGAAATGGATTCGGTGCCAAGTTGGGTATGTTTGCCTCGACTATTCGAGGCCTGAATATGGGTTGCTGTACCACGATCGGGCCTTCTGTAAAGGCGATACCATAAGCAAGGGTGCGACCCTTCGGCCAGGTGTCCATCTGCTTTGCAATCGCTCTATCTTCATTGCAGACGAGCAGGCGCTCGCTCATCATCATCACCTGGTGAGCCAGGACCATCAGCGCGCGCTTGCGCAACCAGGATAATCCGGCCGCATCTTGCGAGATGAAGATACCAACCATCTCAAAACCTCTCGACTCCTGGCCGCAGATCCGCGCTACCATTTTGAGTTTCTTGGCAACGTCACTTTCTACCTGCTCATCTTTGTCGATATCCATAACCATAGAGCCGACTTCATCCACAATCAGCGTGATTGGATACTGCCACTGGCCGCCAGCTTTGCGCCGCTCAAACTCTCCTATGAAGGCGTCAAGCACGCGGTTGATATCTTCTGTCTTCTGAGCAATGGGCATGAGGAAACGAGCCATATAGCCGTGGAGCGCACGAGTAAGGCTATCTGATTTGAAGGCGTGAGGGTCTATCCCTAAGAAACGGTGGCCACGCTCATAATCATCATCGACTCGTAAAGATACACTATTGGTTTTGCCCACTCCGGATCCACCAACAACCCACACCAGAGCACGTATGCTATCTTCTCTCGTTTCAAGGCCACGCTCTGAGATACCTACGAGCGCATGACCTTGCGGGATGGAGGCCTTCACATCTTCATAGCGCACGAGTGAGGGTATAGCGCGGCTGGTGTCCTCTGTGTCTTCATCCTGGCGAGCTGCCGCTAATTGTCTCATGTTGACGTTGGGCAATGCCTGATAGCCCTGCTCAGGATGGACCATATAGGGATAGTGGCCTTTTTGGTCCGCAGATATTCTTGTTAATGCCAGGTGCTTATCAAGCTGATGGCGCTCCCATTCCATCAGCAATTCAAGAGTGTGACGCTCTTGAGCAAGCTGTAAATCATGCTCGTGGCGTTCGCGAACAAGCAAGAGGCGCTCCCGTTCCATTTCTTGTGAGTGCTCGAGCGCCAGTTGCTCGCGGTCATCTTCTCGCAAGGGCAAGCGTTTCACCTGGTAGATATGCCGTCCTATGAGGAAGGCGATAGCCAGGGCAAGAATACCGACAGCTCCGAGAGGAAGTACAATAATCGTCATGCAGCCTAGTCCTTACTAGGCTATGCTTCGCGCGTTCTATATGCAGCGTAGCATAACCGGCCTGTTCGGTTTATGTTGCGTTAGCTCGTGCTGGGAGTCCCATTCCTGGCACGGGCGGCAGACCTACGAATGACGCGCTATATACTCGTCGAGTGCCTCTTGAGAAATCCGGTACTGTCTCCCCACTTGCGTCGCCTTCAATTCACCAGATGCAATAAGCTTGCGCACCGTGGGTTCAGACACCTTCAATATCGCTGCAACATCTTCCACTGTATAGAATTTCATGATTAGACACCTCTCAAAAAGCTTCTTTTAGCTAGTTTACACTCAAACGAGACAAAAAGCAATGCTAACGACAGATTGACGATGGAAAGCGACAATCTAACGTTACTCAGTCTATGAATAATGACAGCATGTCGTATACTGTCGTTAGCATGACGACATGAGAGAAAGAAGAGGAATTATGCAACTCACCACACTGGAAATAGCGCAGCGCTGCCAACGAACTGAACGCACAGTACAGCGGTGGATCCAGCACAATACAATCAAGGCACTACACATTCAGGGCAATCTCTATGAAGTCGATGAGGATGATTTACAGCGCTTCTTACCACATGAGGTAGTCGATAGCCTGAGTGAACGCATAAGCGCATTAGAGGACCGTGTACATACGCTAGAAGGCCTTGTGAGTCAACTCACCACTCACACACCTGTCCGCAGATTAACCGCGCCACGGGCTGTATATGAGCACAAAACAGCATCACAGCCAGAGGGCACGATCACGCTGCAAGCCCTTGCTGATGAGTTGGGTATAAACCGGAGGACTCTCTTGGACCATGTGCGCAATCCAGAAAAGCATCTTGAGCACATAGCCATACCGAAACCAGGGCGACCAGGTGAACACGAACGCTACTTCACTGAAGAGCAGGTTACGGCCGTAAAGGACTGGCACGCTGCGCACAAGCATTAACCTTGTGTAACATCGAATGGCTGAGTTACTAATGACACAGGTCCGAGGCGACTACATGGCAACATTGCAGCAACTTCTAAGCTATCTTGAAGCGGGGTACACCCTTCAGAACGTCCGAGGGGAAATACTACGCCCGCTCCATTCAACGATCTTTGAGCACTGGAAACCCAGCCGCTGGGGCAGTGGCTTCGATGCTGATAAATGTAACCTGGCCGACGTCAGAAGAATGGGTAGTATTTGGGATTGGGGAGTCGTCTTTGTGAGCAATGACGGCAAGACCCCATACTGTTTAACTGGTATTGATGAGATCGAGGCAGCCATAGCCAAAGGGGTAGCGCGTGCTGTGTATGGCAATTTACCCGAGTAAAACAAGAAGCCCAGGTCGTCGCTCCTGGGCCTCTTGCTGTGTTGAGTCGGTCGGTCGTCTACCTCTTGTGAAGAGCAGAGAGGCAAACTTTAGGAGTCCATTCTAGCAGAACATAGAACGCCTGTCTACTTCTCTTCGGCTTTCTTCATCTCAAGTGCGATCGCCACCGGCTTAGCGGCGCTTGCTGCTGGCAGCGAGCTTTTTTGACAGCAGATTGATGCGTATCTGGCTGTCCAGGATGGCATTCCGCGATCGATCTTCTGCTGATTCGGTCAAAAGATTTTGGACCTGCAGGCTTCCAGCCAGGGCCGCCAGTTGCGCGTCCAAATCTTCTTTCTCTTCAAGTGTCGGCTCGGCTGACGATGTTGACCTGGTCACCGGCCAGCCTCTCAAGGTGTTCGTGCGAGCCGCCACGTCCGCCATGCTTTTCAGGCTCTTGGTATGGCCGGAAATGCCGCGAAGGCTTTTATCCAAAGCGTTATGGTCCTCCTCGCTCAACATGCTCCCCGCTTTTGTCGACAAGGCAGGGCGAGCTGATGCTGACCCATAAACTTGGTACCCTGCCAGGGCGTTGGCACGCGCAATGGCCTGCACGCTTCGAATATCACGCACGTGGCCATCAATGCCGCTCGCGACTTTCTGAAGCGCGGCGCGTGAGGCCGCCGAAAGTGTCCGTCCGGCTTTCGCTTCCATCGCCAGTGAGGCCGACATCATGTTGTAGCCGGTGGAGCTGCTGTCTTCGCCGGTGTATCCAAGCGAAACGCCATGAGAAACATACTCGCGCAGCGCACTCGCGAGACCCTGTATTACCGTATTCTCAAGCTCTTTCATCGGGTCGCCGCCGGTGGCAAAGCAGTCCTGAATGGATTGCTTGAGCGCTGAGCTGAGCGCAGACCAATCATCCCAGACCCAATCCTCGAGCATTTCTTCGTTGTAGTTAGAGGTAAAATCTTTTGCGGTGGCAGGCATGAAATGACTCCTTTGACTTTTTACGCTCAGAATCTGGCTCGTATCATTCGCGGGGAAAATGACGATGGAGCCTTCTGTCAGGGCGGCCTCCAATATAAGTCTGACCGACTCCCCGGCTTCACGGATAAATTCACAGCGGATGGTGCGATAGCCCATTGAAAGTTTTGACAGCATCCCCTTGCGCGCAAGACTGTACGCCTCTGCCCCGCGCTGGGTATCCAGGTCCAATTGTGCCCTGATGAACAGCCCAATCTTGTCTTCAATGGCGCTTATAATTCCTCCCAATGGAGGCTGGCTATAGTCATGTGACCAAAGCAGAGGCCAGAGGTACAAAAGCGATTGCTGTGCACGCCTGGCCGTTGCATCTTTGATGGACTGGCGAAACGCGCCAGGAACGGTTTTGTCTGATTGAAAGTCGATTTGGTTAAACGTGTTTAAGTACCCCGAGATGACACCCTGACCTTCGGCCTGCACATCTGAGGTGATGTCCTTATATGATGTTTCTCGCTGTAATTTGCTTGTACGCAATCCTTTTGTTTCCTCTCTCGCTTCATTTGCGAAAGAGTAGGTGTGCCCAGCGTCTCTCATGTTCTTTCTTTCTCATTTCTTCTTTGTTTGGCTGCTGTGGCGAATGCCGGCGAGCAGGTGTTGTTGTTGTTGAGGGTGGCGAGTGCCTGCGCCCCAAAATCGTATTGAGTGGTGTGTGCATCAGGGTAGCGAATGCTTGCGCCTGATGGGTGTCTATCACACACTTTTCAGGGCGGTTCGTTTTGCGAGTTCGCACTTGAGCGTCTGTTGCAGAGCGGCCAGGTCCTCACCGTCTGGCGCGGGTCCACCAGGCGAAAAAATGGAGTGCAAGATTGCCAGGTTTTCCTCGATGCCAGCCAGGTGCATGTACAGAAAGCGCCAGCGTACCAGTTCGGCATCAGTCAGTTGTGCCAGACGATCACTGTTCATTTTTCTTCAGCTCAAGTGCAATTTGCTTCAGCGCGGCAAGCTGTGCTGAGCTGGCTGAGCGCAGGTCAAGTAGAACCTCACCTGCATTCTTCGTCGTAGTGGTAGCGTTAACTTGCGCATCAATAGAAAGTTTCGAGGCATCGCGGTATTCTGGCATCCGCGATCTGGCGAGAAAAACCAGCAACGTATCTGAATATTTGCGTATCGTTCCTACTTTGGCGCCGCCCTGGTAGACCGGCTCCAACCATCCTTGCCGACCTCTCCTGTCGATCTCAGCGCGTACAGCATCGTTGGCGTCCATCTCTGCCTGGTGATAGAGAATGCTAAACTCTTCGCTTTTTTCGAGCCATTCATACACGGTGGATCGATGGACCTTCGCGGTTTTTGCCGAGAGGAGCACATTGGCATTTTTGGCAAAGGTTATGAGAAATTTCTTTTGCGAGCGCTCCCGCTCTTCATCGGTCATATGCTGACCTTGCCGCCTCAGCGTGTCGTTTTGGTCATGCGCGCGCGCGCGTAGGGGTGTCGGACTGTCGGTTTGTTCGCTCATCTTATCCTCCTAATGGCAGTGCAACGCCCATTTCTTGAAGGGAATTGAGCGCAAACCATTTATCTGTAGGATTGGAGAAATCCAGTCCTTCAAGCACTTTCTGTGCCTTCTCAGGATTGCGTGCAGACTGCACAACGTGCTGCATAAGCACCATAAAGACATCTGCTGGAGCATCTTTCACTGGAACGATAATCGATAAAGTCATGGCACGATCGTATTGCAGAGAAGGAATTAAGTGATTTGGCACGATTACAGGCTCACTTTCTGATGAAGTATTTATCACCATCATACCACGCCTCATGCTGACCTATGGTTATCTTGAGCGGTCATGCTGTCCTCTACTTGCTCGCACAGTTCGCATACTTCACGCTCACCATTCCAGCACCAATGCAAAAAATGCAGATCCCGAGCAGGGCACAATTGTTTGTCACCTGCTTGCATCATGGTAGCCAGTTGTTCACGATGCTTGAAGATCGCACGGCGCAATGGCATAGGCATTTTTCTGCCATTGGTCCACAAGTCCGGACCGTTATCTGTATGAACCAGAAACACCGTATGAGCCTTGCAGTACTGCATTGCTTCCTGGATGGACATATAAGCTTTGCTCATGATGCTACCTCACCTGGTGTAGATCCACTTATCTTTCTGAACCGACCAGTATTCGATAACTGTCTTCACATCGAACTTAGGAACTCTGGCACCCCCATAACGACCCTTGGCGGTAAACCCTTTTCGGTGTAACTCAACAATCCATACACGATACTGCTTTGAGGGAATAGGGCCATTTATGGAAAGAACTTGCGTAACATTTGCTTCCCAAAGCGTCATGTCACGTGGGTTATGGTAATCACCTGAACCAGCACCCTGGGTAACCCTATCAATAACTCGGCACTCATCACACTCAGGATTATCGCAATAGGTTTCTTTGCCTACTTCTTCCCATGGTTTTCTAACAATCGTGACTGTCGGGTGATTTCTCATCTTTCTCTTTTCTATGATGCTATAGCCTGTTCTCTATAGCCCTTGCACCGTTGGGCTAGATCACGTTTCCTGAACGCTTGCCAGTCGCTACCACCTTTAATCAAGCAATAGACCTGATACTTATCCATCGGACAATCAAGCCAAGCATTGCTACTAAAATCTTTAGCCAGGTCGGTTTTACGATTAATGGCAACGTTGGGATTACGATCACCGCGCCAGATCGCAGAGAACTTCCCTTGACGATTAGAGCCGCCACATTGCGCTATAAGCTGCTCCCATGAAGTTGTATCGTTATAATCGGCAATCACATATGGAGCAACGTCTTTTTCCAAGTACCCCCCCATGCTCGTTTGTGGCTTCGGAGCAGGTTTCACGATAGGCTCTACTGAAGGCCTCTCATACTCGTTTACCAGCTCAACAGGTGTCTGGTAGTCAAGTAGCACCCGGGCCGCGCCAGGTCCATCGTGCGACAATTCTAAGCCATCAGCATCATAGAGCTTGCACGAGGCCGCGAAACCTTCCTTGATATATTTGCCACCTGGCAGTCTCACATTATTTCCATTGCCTGTTAAAGAAGGCCATTGCTCTACTGATTTGAGCAGATCACCTGTGTACTGGTAGACCGTCTGGAAAGCAGAGTAGGCATCAACACGTCCGGCAAAAACAATCAAGCCATGCACACCACCCTCATGTTTTGAGCCAATTGGAGCTGGGGACGGTTCTACAATCATCGTGATACCGGCTGCCTGCAAGAGTTTGGCGGCATCCTGTATTTTTTGCGAGTCCTCTTGATTGTCGCCATCAAACATCATGCCGCGCAGCGTTCCATCCGCGTGATACAGCTTTGCGCCTTTGGTTCGCTTCCCTCTCAAGTGGGCTAGCATATCATCCCGATTTAAGGCATAGGGAACAGTGGTGTATTTTTGTGCTTGTGGAATCATCTCGATATGTTTTGTATGTTCCCCGGCAATGTCTAGCAGGAGCTGGGCCGCTTGTTGCTCAATTTCTTGTGGAGAAAAAGGCTCTTCAGGCTGGGGAGCCTTTTGGGTTTGGAGATCTGAAGCAACGAGCGAAGCAGGGGGGGTATTTGGATCGTAAGCAGGGGCAGATGTTTGAGCCTTTTCCCCTTCCTCAAAAGGCTCTTCAGGCTGGGGGCCTTTTTTTTCAGGGATGTACTCACCTGGGCCAAGGGGCTGCTTATCGTCCAGGATGGCAGATACCTTTTTGTATCCGCAGCAATCACATTGCTGAACTTCCTGGTACTTAATGCGATGGGTAGTGACCTGCAGGTTGTTCGTTTTGCACTGTGGGCATGGTTTCCCATTGCCGTTAATCGTGCGTTCTTTTTCTTCTGGAATGGGAACATTCCAAGGTTCCTGCCACACCGGCTCCTGGCGATCGACATAGGTGAGTGTGCGATCTTGCCCTTTGAGGGTAGTATAGGGAACAGGTACTTTTGTGGCGCCATAGCGATCGATCACGGTGTTAGAGTAGCGCCCGATTGAGCTTTCAGACATGCCGGTGAATGCAGCTATCTTGTCAGTAGGAAGGCGTACCAATCCATCTGTATTAGGCTTTTCCTGGGCCAGCACGCAGCGAGCACCAATTGAAAACAGTTTCTCGCCCGGGGCCATTGTTGTATTCGGGAGATGGATAGTACTATAAATCGCCTTCAGCGTTGCATCGTGTTTTTCAAGCGAGTCAATGAGCTGCTCTTTGCTCATGTGAGCGTAGCGCGAGTTTTGCATCATTTTCCCACCTCGCAGCCTGGCCTAGCAAGCCAGTCGAGAGGGGAAGACGTGGGTAAAGTTGAGGAAATCACACTTTTCTGTGATACACTTCTATTGGACATGTCATTGGCATATCCGGAGGTGTTGACATGACTACATGAAAAGTGTATAGTCATATCAATTAAACGATTGATCTGCATAAGATCACACCTTGTGGAACGCCAGCCTTACCTTTGTGAGGGGTCTCGGGCTGGCTTTCTCTTTGTCTTTTTTTAGACAAAGGACATTAAAAAAAGGCGCAACAATTCCGAAATGGAATGTTACACCTGTAGACTAAGCAGCGAGATGACACATCTTCGCGTAGACCTGTAGATAAGCAGCGAGGCATACGCGGGTCATTTTTATTTGACTGTGTTTCACAGGGCACCATGATACAACCGCCTTGTAGTTTGTTGTAGCACATAGAACCCTTGGGCTGAGTATAAACCAATCGTTCCACCTCTGTCTAGTGTGCATTTTGCACATGTCTCCATATGGAGATATGCCGGGCCTATTTGGCATCACATCCCGCCTTCTGAAGGTACTGAATTGCGTTCTTAAGTACCGCTACTTTATCCTCAGCGTTCCCTAGCATGTGATTACACTGGTTGCATAATAATCCGCGAATTTGCCCCGTTTCATGAGAATGATCGACATGCAACTGCTTGCCTTTTGGGGGTGCTTCTCCACATATAGCGCACACTCCCATCTGGTTTATAAACATATCGTCATATTGCTGTGAAGTTAATCCGTATTTGCTTTTAAGCCGGTATTTCCTCGCATGGTTGCTCATCTTGCTAAAATACTGCTCATGGCTTTGCAGCATGATATACTTCTCCTTAGTGGTTATTGGGGCCTCGTCGCCTGGGTGTTGTAATCGTGAGCGACGAGGCCCTGGCTATGCGATGGCCTTTTCTTTCTTCTCCTGCGCCCCTACTCGCTCTTCATCGTGTGTTTCCACCAACAAGTCTTTCGCTGGTACTCCCAGCGCCACGCCGCTCATAGCAGCCTCCCACCCTCAGGCCATTCCCAGGGAAATTTGTCATTTTTGCTCACATTACAGTGAGGGCAAGTCAGCACCAGGTAACTGATATCATTCGCGGGAATGTCAGTACCTGCGACACGGCTAAGAGGGAACGTGTGATCGACATGATAGATGTATTTGCCTTTGATGCGATCAAATCTGGTCGAACAGTAATAGCACCTGTGCTTTTGCCGTTTCAGCAACTCTTGGATTTGTAAAGCAGTATGCATTCCCCGTGCAGATTTTACACGAGCGCGTCGGTTTCTCCGATGCATCGCACGTATTTCAGGGTGACTCTGTGCCCATCTCTTAGACCTCTCCTTATATATACCAGGGTGAGACTGCGCGTGTTTCTCACTAGCAATCCTCATCCTCTCAGGGTGAGACTGCGCGTATTTTTTCTTGAGATCTTTATCTCTTGATGGGTTCTTTTGCCGCCAAATTTTATAAAGGTCACTCTTATGT